GTTGCTCTTCTTCCTGAGAAGCACAACCCTAACGCTCGTTGGGTTTGCTCTCGTGCATTCTTTAGCGGAGTTATTCAAAACCTCGTGTACGCAGGTGGTGGTAATACAGTGGACACAATTATGGGCGGTTCAAACCAACAACTTTTTGGTTACCCTATTGAGTTTACTGACTCAGCCCCAGTTTCGACAGCAGTGGCAACAATGGCTTGTGTGTTTGGTAACTTCAACAACGCTATGCTCATGGGCGATAAGCGTGCTGTTGAAATCCAACAATCAGAACACTACTCATTCAATCTTGATGAGATAACAATTCGTGGTACATCTCGATACGACTTGAATGTCGTTGACAATACTGCGTATGTTGGAATTAAGACTGGTAGTGCGTAAGTAGGTTTTAAGTTAGACCAATCTCGGACTGGTAGGATGAAATCGACTGCCTACCAGTCCTTTATGTTAGAGTTTGTAAGAGTAAAGTATTTAGTGACTCACGGGTTCATGATTAAGGGAACAAGGGTTTCTATTGAAAAGGCTCGTGCGAAAGAGTTGATAGGTGAGGGTGTTGTAGAGATGATTCTTGACGATGAGCCACCCGTAAATAAATCGTTCGTTAATAAAACGAATCTAATTAAAAAGGCGTGACATGGCAGTTGACACATACGCATTAACTAGCAGGGTGAACTTCAAAGAGTATGCAGGTATAACATCGACTGATGATGACACACTCATCGACAGCCTAATAGATAGGGCAAGCGATAATATCGAGACCTTCTGCTCTAGGCAATTTATGAGTCGTGACCATACAGAGAAGCATGGTGGCGGGTCTAACTCAATCATATTAAACAACTACCCCGTCACAGCCATCGAGACAATTTCTTATGGAAAGTCAGAGGCTATTACATTCCTGTCAACCATAGCAACAGACCTGCGAGCGACAGTTGAGATTCAAGACGATAAGATAATTCTTAGCAGGTACGATTCAACTGGCACAGAAGTTTCTAGCACAGTTTTGTTTTCATCGTATGCGACAACCTCAGGTATAGCCACACAAGTGAATACGCTGACTGGGTGGAGTGCTACAAAGGTTAAGGACGCTCTTGCGATAGATTTACTTAGGGCGGGGGGCGTGTCGTGCGTTGACACCAATGGCTCTGCGTATGTTTCAGACCCAATGGAATCTGCGTATAGATTAACAGAAGAAACTGGGAAGATAGAAATAATGACTCCATCGTCTGAGTGGAGATGGGGTGGGTCGATAGACGCAGTTCCCACATTCCCAAGAGACACTGAGGTTGTCATTCGTTACACAGCAGGATATGCAACTGTTCCAGATGACTTGGAGCAGGTGTGTATTGAGATAACACACAAGATGTATCACGAGAGAACACACGACCCATCACTGGCTAGTGAGAGCCTCGGTGGGTATTCGTACTCTAAGGCGGTCAACACAAGTGTGCCTGATTCAATAAAAGAAACACTACTAAAATGGAAGCGATACCTTTGAGTATAGACAAGATAATATCTAGGCTTGGAAGGTCTGTAACCATTCGGAGAAAGACCGTCACTGTTGACAGTGGTGGCTCAACAATAGACACATACTCAGACCATCTAACTGGAGTTGTTTGTGCGATATTCCCGCACTCGCAAGTTGAGAAAGAACAAGGCGGTCGTGCTCTCACAGTTGGCTCTGCCACAGTGTATGTCTCTGCGGGTTTAGATATAACTGCGGGTGATGAGTTGCGGTGGGTTGATGGGTCTGACACAAGGGACTACTCAATTACTGGTACACGAACACTTGCAGAACTTCCAACCTCTGACCACATGTCGAGCATGATTCTCGAATGTGAGGAGCGTGATAACTGATGGCACTAATAGGTGTACATGTCACTACCCAGTGGAATCCTGAGCAAATAAAAGAGGCTCTCAGGTATGCTATGGCTCGCACGGTTAGCGATACTTCACAAAAAGTTCTCGGTGATATTCAAGAAAAGTTATCGAAGAAAGACAACTCAAGTAGGATGACTCCTGCTAAGTCTGGAAGCCCACCCGCAATGGTAACTGGTGCTCTTAGAAACTCTTGGAATGTAGATTTGACTTTGGTCAATGGAGACAACCCAAAAGCGTTTATACAATCTAATTTGAAATACGCAAAGATACTTGAGTATGGGTCTGCGGTTCTTGGCAGGTTGAAGCCTAAAAAGAAACAGTTTTTAACAATCCCACTTAACGAAGAGGCGAGTAGATTGAGGGCTAGAACGAAAGACCTACGCACAGTAGACGGTTTGTTTGTTTTGAAAGAGAAGGGCGAGAGAACAAAGAAGGGTAAGCGAAAGAAAGGCAAGAAGGGTAAGGACTATCTAATCCTTGCAATGTCGGTTGGTCATGGGAAGACGGCTAAGGTGAAACCCATGTTTCTACTTGTTAAGTCTGTGTATATCAACAAGCACCCGTACATAAGACCCGTAGTTAAAAAGATGAGTTCTTCAAGGGCACTCAAGAAGTTTGACAAGTCTGTTGGGAAGTTCTTTATAGAATACTTGAGGGTCAGTACATGAGCCAAGAGTTGGTCAATGCTATATACACAAAACTGACAGCCGTACAGACAGCAGGTACTCTTTATGATGATGTTGGTGGTCGGATATATTACGGGGTCGCACCAGATGACGCTTTGTTACCATTGGTGCTTATCGACCTTGTTTATGAAAATGTAGAAAGTTCGTTTGGGACAGATAGGGTAGACACCGCCTCGTTTCAAATCGACATTTTTGGCAGTATTAAGTTAGGCGTAGTGGCTGTAGGTAACCTAGAAATCAAGTTGTTTAACTTGCTTAATTCAGTTACACTATCAGCAACAGACTACAATAATGTAAGCGTGGAATGTAAGACGAGAAATCAGCGTTCGATAGGTGACGAAGCCCACCAAATAACGAGCGAATACGATGTAACAGGTAGTGCTTCATAAGGTAGGTATAGAACATGGCAATTATAACGGGTAAGGATGGGACAGTGGTTTTTGGCACTGTTGACGGGGCTGTGACTGGTGGTATCTCCATCAACGCATGGACTCTGAATATAAGTAGGGATGTAGTAAACATCTCTGCGTTTTCTGACGCTAACACACAATATGTCACAAACATGGGTGGTCAGGTTTCCGCTTCTGGAAGCGTGTCAGGTGTAGCGACAGATGGCGGTGCACCATATAGACCAGATGGTTTAACTGGAACTGACTCAGCAATCACGCTCACTACTGAAGGAACTGACACATATTCGTTCACGGCTATTATTACAGGTGGCTCTGTCTCAGTAAATCGAAATGGTGAAGCGACATGCTCCCTAAACTTCGTATCAAGTGGTGCGATAACGACACCATCCTCGTAATGAAGACGAATAAAGGTAAGACAGTGAAAATACCGTTGCGTTCTGGCACAACTGATGTTCCAAGGCTAACACCTCGGCACATGATTGTGTTGGGCGATAAGATTTACGATGAACAACGAAGTCAGATGCTTAAAGACCTAGAAGATGCAGGGTGTACATCATCAGAAAAGCGTGACTCGCTATCAGGAATTAGGCGAGGTCTTGCGAGTTCTCTTTTAGATTATGTATGGTCGATGCGTGGTGCTCTCGATGTAATATCAATGGCTACTGGTAAGAGCACAGATGAGTTGTCTGAAGAATTAGATAGTACGCTTGATGAAATCATAGGTCTAGCAGTTGACCTTTTAGGATACAGGGTAGACTCTGATGATGACGGGGACGCTAAAAAAAAGTAGTTGCTAGCGAAGAACATCCAGTGAACTGGATGCGACAGGTTTCGCTCATAAGTCACTACTTTCCAAGTGTCGGTCATCCATTAGACCTGCCAATAGAGGAGTTTAATAATTTGTGCTACGAACTGAAATATATAATCCCAATCTCCACAGCAAACTTGGACGAAGAGCGAGCGACCGAGATGAGTGCTGATGGTGCGGGATGGTCGGGTAGTTGGACATGAGTGAGAAAGCAGGTTCAATATATGTTGAGGTGTCAGCACGACTTGATGATTTCAAGAAGGGTATCGACACAGCAACCGCACGACTAAATAAGTTTGAGAAGGATGCGAATAGAACTAGGGATGCTCTGGCTAAGAGTTCAGGTTCAACTGCACAAGATTCTGGTCTAACGCTAAACAATCTAACAAGGTCAGTCGCAAAACTTGGTGGCATGTTAGTTGCTTTGAAAACTGTTAGCAATGTCTTCAAGGCTCTCCATGAAAACCAACAAAACTTAAACAGTGGGTTTGATGGGTTCGTTGAGAAACTAGCAAATGTAACTAAGGCTATTCCAATCATTGGCGATGCGTGGAGTGCGGGTGAGGCTATAGGTAACTTCTTATTCTTTGATAGCAGTCAGGATGATGCAAGAAAGAAAGCCCAAGCAGACCAGAGGAATAACGAGAAAAGGAATAGAGAAGTTAATGCAAGTAGGGACATCATGTCGAGCATGCGGTATGACAGCATGTACAGTGATGGCGAAAAGGTGGAGATGGATAGAAAGTCTGCACTGGACGATTTCAAGAACAAAAAGTCTCAAGTTATACTTGGTCGTAAAAGGGGAAGACCACAAGATTTACCAGAACACGAAAACTATGGAAAGGCGGGAGAGGAACGCAGGTTAGCCCAAATTGGTCACGATAAAGAGACGGTAAAAATAAAACAAGACCTGTTGACATTAGAGACGAAAATCAACGAACAGTATGACGAAAGAAAACGGAAGTTAATTGAAACCCTAAAGATAGCAGACGCAGAAAGAGAGTTCAAGGACGCAACAGAAAGTTATGACAACATTAAACTCAGGGGAGTTAGTGTTGGTATGTCAATGCTTGAGCGTGCTAGTGAGGGTAGTAATGCAAGAAGTACCTATGGTTTCTCAGAGAACATGGACGATAGAAAGGTTCACCAGATAGAGTTACAGTCGCAAAAAGAGATTCTTGAAATTGAGCGAGAGAGGGCGATAAATGTAGCGAAGGGTATGACCCACCAAAACGGTATGACAGATTTGATGAAGATGAGGCTTAACCTTATTAAAGAGGAAGCCAAGGTGGAGAAAGACCTCATCCACATCAGAACAAAAAACAGACGAGAAGATGTTGGGTTTGGGTTGGACATGCAGATTAGAGAACAAAGAATGTCAAACAGTGGTGACACCCAAGGCTTGCAGATGGAGAAACTACAGAACTCATTTGCAAAACAACTTAGGTCTTTTGGTGACCTAGATATGAACAACAAGAATGGTGAGAAACTCAGAGATTTGTTTAGCCTGAAGGCTCAGAACATATTGGGTAACACAAAGAATGGCGTAGCAAATGGCAGTGTTCAATCTGCAATAGGTTCATTTAACTTTGGACAAGATGTTGGCGAGAGGTCTGCGAAATCTACAGAGGACTTACTCGCTTCCTTCAGAGAGTTTATGGACAGGATGTTCCAAAACGGTGTACCCGTAGAACTTAGGGCGTTGTCACAATGAATGTAATAGAGTTATTAGATAAGGCAACATCATCAACCGAGCCGTTAGGGTTTGCGAGTTTACTGTGGACTAGGACGAGAGTGTTCAGGTGTTACAACAGCCCACCGAGTGCAATAACTCATATAGAAGCCGTGAACAACTGTACGGTTGTTCGTGGAAACCCACACCCAGATGACAGTGAATGTTTTGCTCATACAGTTTCGGTGTCGCAAGTTCCAAAGTCTGGCGGTGCTGTAGATGTAACTTGGAAGTATTTAGCAAATCAGTTTGGAATTGTTGGCGATGGTCAGGGTGACGATGGTGCGGGTGATACACAAACCCCAGAGACTGGGATAATGTCAATGTCTGTTGGTCAAGTCCTATTAACAGAGTGGCGTGAAGATGCTGAACTTCCATCAGGTGGAGACCTCGGTAGCATGATGGGTACATGGGACATTGGCGGGTGGGCGATAGACAAGCGGGGCGTTGGTGCTAGTCGTGCACACATAATTGTTCCCATATCAGTAACAATAGAAACACCGTACCTACCAAACATCGCAAACATAAGAGCGTTGACTGGACGAAGAAATAACACATCGTTCATTGGTGGAAATCGTGGCAAGGTTTTGTACAAGGGCACGAGTGGCATGAACAGAAACCGTCAGGGAATCTGGACATCAGTACACCAGTTTCAGTGGGACGATAATTACCACCTGAGACAATTCCCAGATAGAGACTACGACAACAAGATAATGATTGGCGATGAAACTACTGACTACGACACAAAAGCCCATAAGGTTTTCTGGTATCAGCCCTTCCCAGTATTGGGTAACTTTGGCGTGCTAGGATTAAATGTGCAAGTATGACCGAGTACCCACGAATCTCACAGGGCTTAGGTGAACTAACGCCTGAGTTATGGAATCGTTT